GTTTGGTTTCGCGTTGCATTGTAACTTATAAGTCTTGCTAATCTTAAAACACTATCTCTTCTATCTGCAAGTTCTAAAAAGTTCTCCCTTGCATTCAAATCAATTCTGTATGACAAGTTTTGTCCAAGGAAAGCAATTAAATCTATTAATGCTAGGTACTCAGATGACTCAATATAGTCGTTGAAATCTTCAGGATAATTGTCGCGTAGATATTGTATCATTGTTCTACGCAAAGTATCAAAATCGTAACTCTGGAATTCAGCGTTTTTGTATGATTGGTACACTCTTTTCCAATCTTCTGCAAGTAATAATCTGTTTAATCTATCTGTTGATGACATGAACTTTCCTTTTTATACCATTATTTATTTGTGTTAGTAAAGTACGCATTTAATTCATTAATCCATTCTTCTCGTCAAAAGTCAATCTTAGTTTTTCAGACACATTATATTTCAGATATTCTAGATCAACTTCAATCTGTATTCCGGACTCAAAAGGAGTAATCAGCACCTGTGAGGCCCTTACCCTTGGATCATTGTTTATAATGTTCATAACATCTTCTTTAATAGCATCTTCTAAATCCTCTGTCATTGGATCGTGTATTACGTCCCAAATTATAGTGCCAAATGTAGGATTTTCAAGTTTTTCACCCTGCGATATGTGAAAATGATTAATTAGGTCCTGCTTGATAAGTCCAACGTCGTACAAGCCAAATTTCTGGTTATCATTATTGGCTGTGCTTATACCTCTATATGCTCTTTGTGTAGGAGTGGCAGTTGGCAAATTGCCTTTTGCTACTGTGACATCCTTATATAATTTTTTCTCTGACATACTACTATTTACTATCCTTAAGTCCTTGCATTTTTAAATGTGTCTGGAATATTTGTTGGTTCGGCAACCACTATTTGATCCGTCACTTCTCTATCTGTTTTATCCAAAGCAACTGCAATGGGATCATAATTTTCATGATGGGTCCAAGGCTCATGCTGTGGAATACGTTTCATTATTGAATCTGTAGTTTCTCCTGGATTAGTGAATACAGATAAATCTGTAACCGGCGCACCAGAAAACACACCATTAGCAATATTAACAAGTCCACCAACATCAATGTTTACGTTTGCACCAGCATAAAGATTAGATGTAGCACCTACGGTTGTATTTTGTGTGGCACCTATTTGATTTGTTTGAGTGCCTGACACTTTCAAATTTTCAGTGCCAACTTCTGTGTTAATTGTACTTGCTTTTAAATTTATATTTCTGTTTGCTTCAAGATTGAAATCTCTGTCCGTTTTAAAATTAAAATCTCCTTTACTATGAATGCTAACACTGTCGTTTGCAAATATGTCAACCTTACCACTTGCAGTCATTTCTATCCACGCAGATCCATTTGCATTTGCAACATAAACTAAATCTTCTGAATTGTGTAAAAGTATTTGATGTCCTGTACGTGTCCGAATTCTAAATAATTCATTGTGTGGAACTGTTACGTCACCATCTGAACTTTCTGCGCCTTCAACATTTACGTATTCAAATTTTCCTGCACTTGCTTTTGTTTTTCTAATAAATTTGTCATCACCATCATCCATTACAATTGATGTTCCGCCCAATCTTGATGTGGCAAATTCTCCTGCCACAGCGCCTTTATCAAGTGGTCCTGGTGTGCTTATTCCAAAAACAGAACTAGGCACTTCTCTCCTTGCACTAGAAGTTGTTAATCCTCTTGTTTCATCTGCTGTTAATCCTTGAGTGTCTAACACTGCCTTGAATAAAATATTAATTGGTTTTTTTAAATTTAGTGGATTAGAAATAGTTTGATCGCTCTGTCTTAATTTGTTGTGTTCACCTACAGGTAATTTTTTTCCAATTAAACTTGCATCTTCGGTATCTGTTGTTGTGGTTGCTGGTCTTCCGTCAGGCAACATAAAATTCATTGTAGCCTGTTGCACACAGCCAATCCAAAACGCTCTATTAATGTTACCTTCCACAAACATCACTAATACTCTGTTTCCAACATCCGGTGGAACGAACCACATACCATAACTTTGTTGGCTGTCTGAGTATCCGTCATTTTTTGTTAGTCCACGGACATGAGTAGTACCATAGAATGGATGCAGATATCTACAAACAACTTTTTGTCCTGTGCCTTCTCCCGCACCTGAATCTGTGCTACGCAAAAGTTCTACTTCGATAGAACCACTGTACACAGGGTCCAGCACGTTTGTCACTTTCGCCTCGTATGGCCCTGGATTTTTTTGTATCGCTTTGTTTAATGACTGCCTTTTGTCTAATTTCATTATGCAGATGCTCCTAATCCTTCAAAATTATCGCCTATGTCAAAAGCATCGCTTCCTTTTGTTTTTTGGACAGTTTGCTCAGACGTGTTTGTATTTTCTTTTTGACCCAGTGTCATAGACGCTGGTGCAACTAATTCTATATCCTGTTCAAATTTGCCGCCTACGAACTCACTCCGAACTTTAGTCACTCTGTACACAGCACTGAATACTCCTAGTTTAATGTCCTGTTTTTGTTCCTGTAATCTTATAGACGCTAAATTCATATCTCCTGTGGTTTCATTTATATCCACAGGCGTGTTGAAATTTACCTCCACGTGTACTTGCGTGTTTAGATAATCCATTTCTCGTTCACCAAACTCTATTGCTTTATTTTGTTTCCTCAAATCTGCTACAACCAGATTACCCATTCCGCTGTTAGGTAAAAAATAAGTGTCGCCAACTATGCGTAATTGCAGTTGCAAAAGGTCAACATTACTGTTTACTATTTTTTCATTGAACTGTCTTGCGTATTGCAGTGCCGCAGAATCTACGTCAAATCCACTTGCTCTTGGATTATTATCTTCCGCGATAGCCACAGGCACATTTTGTCCAAGTACTTTCTGTGATTTAGGAAAAAATTCAAACTTGGCTTCAGCATTGGCAATGACTTCAGTGTCTGCTCTAACACCTTTTCCTAAATCACTCTGATTACTCGTTACATTACCTCTTTCTCTTTGAGTATCAAAGAATGTAAATCTATAATTTATATCGAAATTAAGAATATCCTTGTTAATACCTGTGTAAAGATAATCATACTTTTTCCTTACAGATGATCTTAACAAATCGTATCCTTTTGGAAAGTCTGTAGGATCCACAAACATAGATTCTGCAACTTCATAAGGAATGACATTGTAAGTGAATACAACTGGATTTCTGCCCGTAAATTTTTTTACATAACTATCTTTCAATTGCCAACATTGTGGATGTATTCTAAACCATGGCACAAAAGGCGCTTTTCGATTTTGACGTCGACTTCCAATGCTCTGCCCATATTCGGAAAATAAAATTACGTTTTCAATTATATCTGTGACTTTTGTGCCTTTTTCAAACTTCATAGTAATTTTATTATCTAAAAATGATGTTTGACTTTTACCTCTGTCGTAAGTTTTTGTTTCTTTGTTATAAACAATATCTGATTCCGCAAATTTTTTACTATTGTAAGGATTTGTACCCGCAGTGACCATTTTGGATTTTCCTATTGCGTTTCCAAAAAAGGCTTGACCCTGTCCCTGATTCAGTCTCAATCCTCCACCGTCCCCAGTGGTACTACCTAAAAAATTACTAACGTTTACTGAACCGCTTTGTCCTGTGCTGAAAATTGTTGTAAGTTGCTTGTCTGCTTTACGTGTTGAAAACTGTGTTGAATAGTCGTCTGCCTCCATCGACATATCATGGAAAAATTCGCGAGTGGCTCTGTCCTCGTTCAATGCCGATATGTCTTCTTCTGACGGCACCAACGTGTCGTTGTCTACCCCGAACGGTTGAGGGAAAAATATCACAGTGGACTCGCTTGGTATTTCTTCTGTTGTTTCACCTTCTTTAGTTTTTTTCTGTTTTGCTTTTTTGTCTGAACCCACACTGTTCAATTGATTCATAAGACTGTCTTTGCCAGATTGCAATAGTTCATGCACAGTGGTTCCAGTAAGCGTCACTTGTTTTTTGATAGTAACAAACGCATCACGAAGTCCCATTTCATTCCATGGATAAGCCTGACACGAATATCTGCCACCCGCTTGATTGGCTGTCATCTCTACGTTCCTCATTCCAATCGGAATCACTCTCCTTAATTCTCTTAAATTTTTACTATTCTGTGAGACCTGACCGTCATCATTATAACCTTTAAAATCAATTATTAAAGCAAAAGGCACAGTCAAGTAGTCAGCGTCTAGACCATATGCTTTCACGGCTTGTATTTTCATTGCTTGAAATAGTACACCTATACTGAAAGGTTCTATAAT